AGAAGCTGGTGTTCGGCCTGACACAGGTCGTGCAGCTGCCGGACATGGCACGACGCGTGAAGAGTATGGAGCTCGCCGATGAGATCTTCGGAGCGCTCGGGTACAAGGACGCCTCGCGCTTCTTCATGAACGATCAGGAGCTGCAGCAGCACATGAAGACCACCCCGCCTCCGCCGCCTCCGCCTGAGATCCAGGTGAAGATGCAGGAGCTGAAGATCCGCGATGACGAGAACAAGGCGCGCGACAAGCGCGAGGCCACCCGGGACGCGAACGATCATGACTGGCGCATGAAGCAGCTGGACAAGCAGGACCTGCTGGGCCACATGAAGACCTCGACGCAGGAAGAGATCGCGAAGATGAAGGACAAGACCCTTCGCGACATCGGAGCGGCGAAAGAGGGCAACCGGCTGGCCGAGGTGAACATGAAGCGGGCGGACGCGGCGCATGAGCGGCTCGACAAGAAGCTCAACCCGCCGAAGCCGCCTACGGGCAAGGGACCGCCAAAGTGATCACACTTTCTGGGACGACAACTGGCGGCGCCCCCGCTCAGGGGGCATAAGGAGCACCATGGCAGACCCAAGCAAAGATCGAGTATGGCTGGCCAACGGCAAGACGGCGCAGCAGACGGTTGACGACTGGCAGAAGCCCAGTGGCCAGCCGCACCCATCCGCCACCGACGCGGCGCCAAAGCAGTTCGTGGGCCCCAAGATCCAGCCGAACGCGCCAGGCGGCAAGAGCTACGGCGCGCCCATCCAAGCACCGATCGTTAAGTAAATCAATGGCTTACGGTCGCCAACTCGCCCCCGGAATCCCCGGATCCTTCCCGCTCCCGAACCCGGGCGCAGCGGGATCCGCGTACAAGGCCAACGCCATGCACCCCTCCGCGGCTGCGGGCATGGGCCTCGGGCCCCGGGCCAATCCGGCGAACGGCGGCCGTCCGGACGTGGCAGGCAAGCGATGAAGTTCGGAGGCTCAGTGCACCCGAGTGCCAAGTCGCCGCGCATGAAGATGCCGACGATGCCGCACATCACCAAGCCGACCACGAAGATACACCCCGCGGGGCAGATGCGCGTGCGCCTGCCTATGGGCGAGGTCGACACCAAGGCCGGCGATCCGGGCGTCTCGGCCCCCGGCATAGGGCGATTCTGATGCCGCTCAAGAGCCAAGCACAGCGCCGGTGGGCCTACGCCACTGCCGCGGGAAAGACCGACGCGGATCCGTCCGTCGGCAAGGAATACGTCGAATCCGGCCACGGAGTCAAAGGCCTGCCCGAGCGCGTCGGCAGCAAGAAGCACCCGGCAATGCACAACACCACGCGCGGCGTGGGCGAGAAGTTCAACACCCACGGGAAGAAATTCGGAAGTCGTTGATTTACAGGAGGATCCTACCCATGGCGGCGGATCGCGAAGCAGGAATCGAGTTCATCGATGAGAAGGAGCGCGAGCTCTTCGGCGCAGCAGTGCTGGCCGAGGACGTGCGCGCCTTTTTGCGTTCCCACCCCGTGGGGCGCTACCTACACCATCGCGCCAAGCTCGAGATCGAGCAGGCGAAAGAGGACGCCCTGAAGGTCGATCCTGATGGCTGGAGCTGGCTCCGGGGCCGCACCAAGCTACGACAGATCCGCCAGCGCGCGGACGTCGCGAAAGCATTCATCAACTGGTTGGCCGACGCCCTGATTGACGGGGATCAAGCTGCCGCACAACTTGAAAACTACAGAGAGAGGAGCTGACATGACTACCGAAGCCGGCGACACGTCACAGAACCCCCAGCCGGGAATTGACCCCAAAGCAGCAGGCCCCAAGACTCGCGAGCGCGATCCGTTCCTTTCGGCGCGCGACGCCCTCCTCGCGGACATGGACGCGAAGATCGAGGCCCGCCGGGAGCAGGAGCAGGAGGAGTTCCTCAGCTCCAGTGACGTAGATCCGAAGGCCTGGTTGCTGCACCGACAGATGCAGGCCGAGGCCCGGGGGCAGGCTCTGGAGACAGAGACGCCGCCCGAGACGAACGAAGAGCCGACCGATCTTGAGGACGGCACGGATAGGGTGGAGCCGATGGCTCCGGTGGTGGCAGCGCCCAAAGTGGCGAAGCCCGCCGAGCGCATCAGCACGAAGGGTGAAGACCCGCTGGGCGAGTATGTCGTGCGTAAGGACGGCAAGCCCATGATGAAGCTTATGGTGTACGGCCAAGAGAAGCTGGTGCCTCTCGAGGTCGCACGCGCGGAGCTGCAGAAGATTGGCGCTGGCGACGAACGCCTGCGACAGGCTGCAGCCCGACAGAAAGAACTCGATGCGCGGGCAGAGCAGCTTCGGCGTACTGAAGCTGAACTGGCCTCGCGGGCCTCTCGACCTACCGCCAATGCGGCGCCGGTCGATGATGACAAAGAGGCGATCGAGATCGTCCGCAGTCTCGTAACAGACACTGAGGACAAAGCAGCCGCAAGGCTGGCGAAGACGCTCAAAGCGATCCGGCAAGCTCCTCAGCCCCAGGTCGACGTCGACGCCATAGCCAAGCGTGCTGCTGAAGTGGCGGAGCAAAAGTTTGCAGAACGCGAGACGAATCGGGCGCTGCAGGTGGGGTTCGAAACCTTCACCCGCGACTACCGCGATATCGCCTCCGACCCCGAACTCTTTGCAATCGCTGATGGAAAGACTGATGGCATAGCCGCGGAGCATCCCGAGTGGAGTCCCGGTGAAGTCATGTTGGAGGCTGGTAGGCAGACGCACGCGTGGATGCAGCGGTTGGGTATGAAAACCTCCGCGCCGCCTGTGCCGCCGATCAGCAATCGTCAGCAACGTAAAGAGGGCTTGAGGCCAATGCCGACCCCGCGCACCGCGCGCACGGCAGTGGCTCCCGAGACAGACGGAAGGCAGTCACCGAGCGATGTGATGGCCGAGATCCGTAAGTCGCGAGGGCAGGCTTCGTAGCTCGGAGGAGAGAATAATGGCTGGTCAAGTATGGTCAACAAACGCGCTCGGCGGATACATGTTCGCGCCGAACCTGTCGCGGAAGCTGCGCACTGCGCTTCAGCCCATGGTTCGGTTTCGTCAGTTCTGCGACGCGAAAGAGGCCTTCGGCCTCGGAATCGGCGACACCTTCAACTGGAACATCTATTCGGATGTGCAGCAGGCGGGTGGGGCTCTGGCGGAAAACCAGACCATGCCGGAAACCAACTTCACGATCATCCGCGCCAGCGCGGTTGTGACGGAGTACGGTAACAGCGTCCCGTTCACCAAGAAGCTCGACGATCTGTCAGAGCAGCCGGTGACCGAAGTCATCCACAAAGTGCTGAAGAACGACGCTCGCAAGACGCTCGATCTCGCCGCCTACAACCAGTTCAACGCGACCCCGATTCGCGTCTGGTCGTCTGCGACCGGCACGTTCACCGTTAACACCAACGGCACCGTCAGCGGTACCGCCACGTTCGCGCTGGACAACAGCACCGTGAAGCGCATTGCGGACTACATGGCAGAGCAGAACATTCCGGCATTCGACGGCGTGAACTACATCTCCATCTTCCGCCCGACGCCGCTTCGCGCCTTCAAGAACAACCTGGAAGGCATCAACCAGTACACTCCTGAGGGCTGGCACGTCATCATGAACGGCGAAAAGGGCCGTTATGAGGGCATCCGCTTCGTAGAGCAGACCAACGTCCCGGTGGCGCTCAGCGCCGCTGGTACGGCTTTCGCCAACACCGACCGTGGATTCTTCTTCGGTTCGGACACGGTGACGGAAGTGTTTGCGATTCCGGAGGAAATCCGAGGCAAGATCCCGACCGACTACGGACGTTCGCGCGGCATCGCGTGGTACGCCGAGCTCGCGTTCGGTATCGCGCACACGGAAGTCCCCGGCACCCGCATTCTCTGCTGGGACAGCCAGGCTTAAGGGGAGGAGAAACACATCATGGGTATCACTAGCAAAGCAAAGGGCGCCAAGGCTGGCGACGGATTGGCGCTCGACGCCAGTCAGGGCATCAAGCAGACCGATCGTCATGGCGATCCCCGTTCCGCGCAGGGCGGCAAGGGTGGGCACGGCAAGGGAAGCACGGGTCTCGCCCGTCTCCTCGAGCCGGCCAACAACGACGACACGTTCGGCAAGGGCACCGTCGGCAAGCCTGACGAACTGGACGCACTCCGCGAGGACGGCAACCAGGGCGGCATGGGCGAGAAGACGCTGAACTACGGCGGCGGCTACTTCGAGCGCGAGAAAGAGGGTCTTGAGGACGGCGTAAGCCTCCGCGATACCATCGACGCGGACTCGACCGAGCCGAATTACAACTACGACATCGATCCTCTGACCGGCAATGCGCCGGAGCGCAAGATCGGACGGCGTAACAACTACGACGTTTCGGGCAAGCGCGGTCTGAAGTTCGAAATCGGAGAGATGTAATCCAAGTTTCCCCGGCGGGCGATGGCGCCCGCTGGGGATTTCTTGAAGGAGGCCTTCAATGGCGTTCAGAATTCCCGCGACCGATTACGAGATGCGCTGCCCGGATCCGGGCACGACCGAGGCTGAGTTCGACAAGGGCCAGAATCTCCGCGAGGGGATCAATGGCCTGGACAAAATGGACACACGCTTCGAGAACACCGAGCGCACGCAGGTGCTGCTGCCCCGTGGCGACCGCCGCGGCCGGCCGATGCCCCGCGACGCGAAGTTCCGACAGGCGGACAACCACGGCGAGTGGGGTGTCGACACGTACCGAGAGCGGCTCGAGTACGGCATGGACGGGCCGATGGAGCAGCGCTGGATGCACGGACTGGGCTTGCCCAGCCGAGAGGATTTGAAGAGCAACGCGAACCCCGTGTTCGGCGGAGCTGCAGAAGCCGATTTCGGCGGCCGTCCAATGGACCAAGCCGTCGGTAAGAAAGACCAGTAGGAGGAGTCCATGGCGGATGGCGCGTTGCCGCGGCTAGGACGGAAGCCAGCGGCTCCGGCCAAACCTGCTCCGGCGCCGCAAGCGCCCGCGGAGGTGCCGGTCTACGATCCCAACAAATGCGCCCAGCTGGTCGGGGGCTTGGGACTTGTGCAGGGCAAGAACGTGTTCCACGAGCACGGCGGGCACGGCTTCATTCGCGAGGCCCCCAAGGAGCACTGGTACTTCCTGACTCCAGAGCAGGAGCGCAACTACTCGATCCAGATGGCGAAGCAGCGGCAGGCGATGAGCCCGCTGTCGCGCCGCAGTGCGCCGCCGCCCGCGATGCCGGAGAAGCTCGTCCAGATCGCGCGCGAGAACGCGCAAGCAGCCGCTGCAGAAGCGTACTCGGAGTAGCCCATGGCCCTGACTCCTGTCGTAGCGCGAACATTCCTCCAGCTGGTGCAGGACCTCTTCCGTGAGGTCGGCGCGGCCGGAGTGCAGCCGACAACAACTGTCAACCAAGCGGGTGAGGCCCTGCGCCTCGTCAACTACATCCACGACGCCGAGCTTGAAATCCAGAACCTGTGGGTCGACTGGAAGTGGCTGCGCAAGACGCTAACCTTCTACACCGGCGCGCAGGATCGCACGGGCATCTACACTGCACAGGGCGGCGCGGTATCGGCGTACCCGGCCGACGTGGCGGAATGGGACTGGAAGAGCTTCTTCATCCTGCCTCCGGGCGCGACAGCGCTGCAGCCCTTGCGCACTGAAGAGTGGCAGGCTGTGCGGAATCAAGTCTTCACCACGACCAGCTTCAACCAGCCATGGCAAGTCATCGTCATGCCTGACAACACTTTCCGCTTCGACAATATTCCCGACCAGTCGTATCAGTGCCAGTGCGAATACCGCTCTGTGCCGTACGACCTGAAAGCCGACGCTGACGTATCCAACATCCCCGCACGCTTCGCGAATCGCATCATCGTGGAGTGGGCGCGCATGAAGTACGGCCTGTTCGAAGGTGCCTCAGAGCAGACTGCGGCGGCGAAGCTGCACATCTACGGCACTCTCGATGACGCCGGTATCCCCACCAACAACGGGCTGCTCACTGCGCTAGAGAATGACCAGCTGCCGAACCGCAAGAACAGCCGCCGGCAGCAGGGCAACAACATCGTCATCTCGGCCGGCGGTTACGACGGCTGGGATTACGACGGCGGCGACAGTGGGTACGGTGGATCGGGGAGCTGGTAATGCCCTCCGGTCCTCTCGTCAAGAACGCCACCAAACCAGTCTACTACCCATTCAATGGAGGGCTAGATGTTGTCACGCCGGCGCTGTCGGTAGATCCCGGCTTCGCACTCGCCATGGTCAACTACGAGCCGTACTACAATGGCGGCTATCGGCGTATTGACGGTTACGAGCGATTCGACGGGCGGGCCAAGCCGAGCTTGGGCACCTCCTATGGAGTAACGATAAGCTCGCTCTCCGGCATTACCGGAGTAGGCACGAGCACGACCACCAACCCCAACGCCTACCAGCCTGGCACCGGGGTGACCTCCGGCGCCACCTGCATTGTGGTTGCGGCAATTGCCACTGCTTCAGGCACGGGAACCCAGTACTGGCTGGCGCTAACTAACGTCAGCGGAACCTTCACCAACGGCGAGAAGATCTTCATCGGCACGACTACGTCGACCGGCTCGCTAACTACGGCGCCCTCGGTCAGCTTCGCGCCCACGGGCACCGGTACCGACGGGTATTTGTACTCGAGCGAGTTCCTAGCAGGCGCGCAGAACTACTATCGCCAGCAGATCGGCGTCGTGCCAGGCACCGGCAACGTCCTCGGCGCGTGGCAGAACGGCACCAACATCTACGCCGTCCGCGGGACGGCCACCGGCACCGGCACGGCCACTTCCGCGGCGGCGCTGCTCTACCGCTCTTCCGGCACGGGCTGGTCAACCGGCGGTATCTCCTACGCGACCACGCTCTACTATAAGGGATTGCTCTCGACGGTGCAGAGCGCGCAGTTTACGGCCACCCTCGATCTGACGGGGATTCTTAACGTCACCGCGGTGGCCAACGGCACGATCTACGTCGGCGGTACGCTGGGAGATAATTCCGGCCTCGTACCGATCGGCGCAACCATATTGGCGCAGCTGGGAACAGCCACAGGCCAGACGGGGCAGTATCAAGTCAGTATCAACCCCTCGATTCCCGTGGCTTCGGAGACGATGTTCACGGTCAACCCGCCGGCCCAGTTGCCCACGGCGGGACAAGTTGTCGTGGGCGCTACGAGCTCTGCCACAGGCACGGTGGCGTATGCGATCTCGCACGACACCACGGTCGGCTACATTGCGTTCAGCACGGCCACATACCCCGGCGGCACGGCGACCTTCGTCAACAACGAAGTGCTGCGCACAGTCATCGGCGGCACAGGCACTGCGTGGGGTACCGCGGCGGCCAACGGCACGGCCTTTGCGTTGCCGAAGACCGGCTTCTACCGATTCATCAATTCGAACTTCTTCGCGACGGCGAACACGTACAACACCTTCGCCGTCAACGGGCAAGGGCCGGCATTCCAGATAGACCAGAACCAGCTGGTCACGCCGATCCTGATGCCGCAGACAGCGCTACCCGGGCAGCCAACCGGCAATCCGTTCCTGCTCGTGGCGCACGCGAACTTCCTGTTTCTGGCGTTCCCCAATGGCATCTACCAGCAGTCAGTCGCCGGCCAGCCGCTGCAGTTCAACGGCTTCTTGGGCGCAGCAGAGTTCAGCGTCGGCGACGAGATAACTGGCATGTTCAGCATCGTGGGCCCGAACCTCGTGATCCCGACGAAGCACTCTACCTTTGCGCTGGCCGGCAATTCGGACGCCAACTTCGCGCAGTCGCTCATCGCCGAAAAAGCCGGAGCCATCGTGTTCTCGGGCCAGCTGCTCGACACCGTGTACACCATCAACAACCTCGGCATCACCTCGCTGTCCCGCACGCAGTCATACGGTAACTTCATTGGCGCCACGGTGTCACAGCTCGTGCAGCCGATCATCACGGCGCTGCGTCCGAACTTCACCGACTCGACCATCGTGCGCGCGAGCAACCAGGCGCGGTTCTATTTCAACGACGGCACGTGCCTGATCATGTTCATCCCCGGTTTGGGTCAGCAGAACAAGGCTTGGTCGGCGATCGAGAGCGGCGTGACTGCGCAGTTTGGCCTTGCCAGCTACCCGAACCCCATCCTGTGCGCCTACAACTCGGAGGACCAGAATGACCTCGAAGTCAGTTATTTTGCCTTCAGCAATTCCGATGGGTACGTCTACCAAGATCGGAGCGGTGCCTCTTTCGATGGTGCCGCTGTTACGTCCTACGTACGACTGGCATTCAACAATGTCGGGACCCCTGCTCTACGAAAGTACTTCCGTCGAGCCGACTTGGAACTCAACTCCACCGCTCAAGTTGCTCTGAAGTTCGCTGCTGACTTCTCCTACAACGCGGAGGCCGCGTCCAGTGCCGTCACTAACATCACGGCCAACCAGATTCAGGCCATCACGGTGTTCGGCGGCGGCGGGTACTGGGACAGCGTCAACTGGAACCAGTTCCTGTGGGACGGCCAGACCATCTCCACGGCGCGCGCACCGCTCGGGGGCACGGGGCTGAACGTGAGCTTCCTGATCTTCCACCAGGCGATCGTTGACAACCCCTTCGTGCTGCAGGGCCTAACGCTTTACTACGATCCGCGGAGGCTCCAGCGATGAGCAATCCTTTCTACACGTACAGTGGCGCCTTTATCCCGGGCATCTTGGCCCGCGCCGAAGCCGAGGCTACGGAGTTCACCTCCGTGCAGCAGGGCTTTGCGCTGCTCGCCATCCAAGGCACCGACAGCAGCGTCACGGCGAACACGTTCACCGTCGTTACAAAGGGTGGGCAGAACGGCATCTACGCCGACGGCATGATCGTAGAGTTCAAGGCTGCGAACGCCAACACGGGCGCCTGCACAGGCACGGTCGACAGTGGCAGCACTGTCAGCTTCACTAATTTCGGGGGCCAATCGCTCGCGGCGGGTGCCGTCAGC